CCACCGCCTAGTTTAGATAGTGGAACTTGGTGAGCAACAAGAATGTCATCACGGTTCTGTTTACGATATGCTGAGAAGGAACCTTCTTGTACACCTGCCTCAATTGCTTCCATTTTAAATTCTACCTTGGAATTATCAGTATCTCCAGGAATTGGAATATAAAGTGTGCGGTGTGACTGACCCTTGAGACCAGTCTGTAAAAAACGGAATAGTTTATCTTCTGCTTCAGAGGTGAGTTGAGCACCCTTAAGTGTTACAACATAGCGAGGCACAGCCTTGTTTTGAAAGTAGTCAATATTATATTGTGCAGCAAGGGCATCTCCAAGAAGTGCTGGCATAGCAGAAATAATGTCTGGAACTCCGTAGAAAGTATTTAGTGGTGAGTATTCTTTGATATGAATAATTTCATTAGGACGTGGATCATCAGTAATATAGTTTTTGTTGCTTGCACCAAAGTTGCGGAAGTAGACAACTTTATTAGCAATTAGTTGTACAAATCCATCACGTAAGCGGCGTACACGCATTGTTGTGGCTGGAATGTGTCCAAGGTATCCAATCTCTCCCTGAGTAGTTCTGCCAATTTCAATATATCCATTTCCAGTTGAATGAACATCTGTAAAAACTTTTTCCATAACAGAAGAAAAAGATTCATCCTGATTAAGACCTTCTAGCCAAGAACGCAACTGTACTTTTGCACGTTCAATACGACTACGAGCACGATCAATTTGTTCTGGACTTGCGGCTTCCAACTTAATAGTTGTTTTATCTGAAACAATAAAATCATAACCAAGGCCAACTGTATTTTCTACTTTAGCGTCAACGGCTGCGTGATTAGCAAATGAAGTGTCATAATAGTTTGCTAGTTCATAAATATTATATGGTGGAGTAATTACATCAAAAATACTATAAGCATTTCTAAATACAACACCAGGATTAAGAGCCTTTGATTGTGCTGAGTTATTTCCAATACCACTGCTAACTGCATGAGCATCAGACAAATAAGCATCATCCCCCATGGCTTTTGACATACGAGCAGCACGTCTTTTAAAGTTTATGTTTAATCCGTCAGAGGATTTTACTTCATCCCATGTCTGATTAAAAGAATCCATGTTTTTAAACATGTTATTTTCTGCTGGAGTCTCATCTAGTCTTGCTGGAACAATAGGGAGAACGTATTCTCCATCATCATTAATCATCACTGCCGTACATCTCCAATGTCTTTTTAGCAGCAATCACAGCACCAAGGTCATTCATATTAGGAATAAAACCTTGTTTCATTCTATCTACTTGCTCACTATACTCTTCTTCGCTAACTCTTGCAGTACCTGGAAAAAATACAGCCTTTCCTTCTGGTTGACCATAATATTTTGCTGCTGCCACCAGTTCTTGAATTTTTGATACATCTCCACGCATTGCAGGAATGTTTAAAACATTGTTTGTTCCATCGGTAAAGAACTGACCATCTGCTTTTTGCCATACATAAATACCAGCATCTGTAAAATTTTCCTCAATAAGGGTTATTTTTGTGTCACCAATTTGACCAGGTACACGTGGTTTTTCATTATTCATAACCACAAGTATACCATATTATTGTGGTCTGAGTATTTGTGATTGTGCTTGTAGATTTGAATAAACTTTATACTGATAAGCATGAGACCTTAGTTTTCCAGAATAGTCACTTGAGTCAAATATACTTTTGTTTGTTCCAGTTATAATTTTATAGGTTACACTAGGACTTATTGCAGGAATAATAGATCCTGATTTTTGATAAACATTTAGCCAGGTTCCAGCGTTATCTCCTGTGCCAGAGTTTGCACCAGTTTTCCAGGAAGTCCAGGTATTTGATCCAGAAGAATAGACCTCACTCCAAAGTCTAGAAACCAGTTGTTGTGAAAGTTTTTTACTATCTAATTGATAATAAGATATATTATTTATTAATGCATTAGACAGAAACTTCATATTTCCAGGTATGCCGTCAAATTTTAACAAATTAAAAAATGTTAGCCCCAAGGTTCCCCACTCTTTAATATTTAGGTATGGCTCATAAACTGTGTTGCCATTCCAATAATAAGATACTCCAGAAGCGATAGCCTTTTCTACTTCTCCAGATCCAGTGAAAGTTCCAGTAAAAGAACTTGAAACTGTAAAAGTTTTAGCCGCAGCGTTCACACTTAAAACAGGCGTATTGTTAAGTCGATATCCAGAAGGCAATACACCTACAATACTAACATAGTCATTTTGTAAAAGATTATGGTCTGTTTGTGTTGTATATGTAATGGACGAACCATTTCCAACAGCATTAATAATTTTTGCTTTGAGAACTCTCCCAGTTATTTTTCCTCTAGTTCTTGCAGTGTTAGATGAAGATATATAGAACCTAGTGGTTCCATTAAGACTATCATTTATTTCTAATAGTTTTTGTTCCAATGTTGGGAATAGGTTTTCATTCCAAAGTATTGACATCTGCATAGAACTAATATTAAACAAAGAAATACTATTAGGATTTATTGGGATCAACAAACTTCTATCCATGTCTGTTATATTGCCAGCCAACTTTATTCCGCTATTATTTGTGAGATTTAGGTATTGACTTATTTCTTTATTGATAATAAAAGGGTTTACAGAGTCAAAGAACTTATAGCCTCCAGAAATTGTAGTTGGATAAATAACACTTCCAAACCTTGTTCCAATTCCATTTTTATAATCATAATTTCCTGTAGTGTTTGAGTTTAAAGATTTTGGAGATATTTGCAATGTTTTAATTTTTACTGGATTATTTATTACTCCATCAACATATAGTTCTATATGTAAAACAAGTGCAAGATCCTGAATTGATTTTAATGAATCTAAAACAGTTGGCATATATAAAATTGCACCATTTACAAATTCATATTTTGAGGTTTTCCAATCTAAATTAGCGGCTGGTGTTATTTGTTTATTTTGAGGCATTGGTACTGTTGTAGTATATGCAGAAGAGTTTTTGTTTGCACCATCAGATAAATATTGAAAGGTTATATATGTTTTAACTATAGAGTTTGTTGTATCATAGTTTGTGCCTGAAAAAATTTCTAGTTGTGGATAATCCATGTTTAATTGAACATAGTCTAAGTCATAAACCTGTGTACCGCTAGTATTAGAAACATATTTAGACAACACAGACACAGGAACATAGTCTTGCCAATATGAATTTGATTTGATGTCCAAATATGCAGTATCTACAATAATGTTTAACTCTAGTCCATAAGTTGGGTAACTAGAAAGAACAGATATTGACGTGGGATTAGAAATAACTCCAGTAGCAGTATCAAAAATTGATGCATTTAGAGTTTTTGAATTTACAAAATTAATAGAATATATACTTCCAGCAAATGTTGTTGAAGATGCTGTCGTATTTCCGTTGTAGTCTCCACCAATATAAAAACTCAATTGATTTTTATTGCCAAAAAAGTTTTGAAAGTTTGCTGTAGATAATCCTAATAATGTTTTAAAGTTTAGTCCTACGGTGAAAGCAGTAGAAGTATTTATTGTAGTATTTGATATAAGTGTAAACTCTGAGTCAGTTCCAATTTTAGCAAGATATTTCAGTGTGGTTCCTGTAAGAGATATTTTTATATAATCATTTGTTACGATGTTTTGAATCTTAATTAATATTTTTTCTTGTGTACCAGAACTTGTTGCTGGTGATTTAAAAACTCCATAAATTCCCTGAATATCATTAGATATTTTATTTATTGAATCAAACAAAAGATAACTAGTTGCAGTTGACCAATCTCGTGTTACCCCAGTTGGAATTAAACAAATGTATTTTCCATTAGCATCTGGCGATGCAGTATTCATGGTATACATGTCTGATATCATGTTGTCTGATGTATATGATGAATTTCCAATTTTAAATTCTGGCAAAACTGGTACAGTTGATTGGGCAGACTCAATATAGTTTTCATGAGTAGTGATGTTATCTTGAATACCACTTTCCCACTTTCCAAGTTGTGGATAATCGTAGTTATTTGTGTATCCAGCAAAAGAATAATCAATTAACACTGTTTGTCCAGAATATGCTGAGTCTAGGTTTTTTGGAAATTGAATACCTTGACCATAAACGTACCTTCTTAAAGCAATTGTTTCATTAACCATATATGGATAAATCGCTACACAGTCAATTTCAATAGTTGGTACATCTGAATAAGCATAAAAGCCTAGGTAGTCTTGATCAAGACCTGTTGCTCCATATTTTGATAAAAAAGAAAGGGTTCCAGTTTTATAAGACATATTGAAAATTTCTTTACCATTAATAAACATTACTGTATTTGTTGACGATATTGATATTTGCAACAGCATTGGTCTAAACCACTCCCCAACATAATGAGAATTTACCAAACTTCCAATTTTTAGAATTTAAAAGGGGCCATTAACATATAGTCCATCTTGAGAATTTACAGGACCAAAAATACGTTTTGGTGTAGTCGCATTAGAATTAATTCTAAGCCAGGTCTCAAATGTTAAGTTTGTATTTTCCCCAACTTCATTCATAAATCCAGCACCAGGAACTATTAGAGATGGTCTTCCAGATACAGAATGTGGATACATTACTGTACAATTTGATGCACCATATACCATTGGCATAGATGAGTTCCTTGCTAATAGTTTTTGTCCATCTACAATATAGTATCCTGATTGTTTTTGCACCCCATAGTTTAATGCTTCAATACCCAATGTTTCAGAGGTAGAAATAGTTAATGGTATTGTTGCTGGAATAAGACCAGTAGAAATTTTATTAAATT